TGACCGGCGGAACGACCGCTTCGCGAGTGGGAGGCCCGGCGGTATCGGCGACCAACGGGCTGCCCTTCTCTACGACCGATAACGTATTGCTGCCCGCTACGGCTGCCGGCGACAGCCTTTCTTCCGTCGCCTGGAATTTAAATAGCGTGTACGTATGGGCCGCGACCGGCGATACCATCGCCATTGCCTATGCGCCTTTATATGACTGACGACGATTTATCGAATCAGCCCGAACCGCTCGCTAACGAGCAGGTGACCGCGCATGAAGTTCCCGGCTCGCAACAGCTGCGCGGTTTTTCCGACCGCGCCAATTTCGTCAACGACATGGTCACCATCCTGGCCACCGATCCCGCCTACACGTCGACGCCGGTTGATCCTTCGACCATCATCGTGCCGGTGACGCCCACGGCAGCGGCTCGCCCGCCCGTGTTGACGCTCACGCAGATCAAACTGTGGCTGCGCATCGAGGCCTCCCAGACCGCCGAAGACACCGAATTAAAGATGATGGAAATGGCCGCCCGGACTTATACCGAAACCTATCTGCGCCAGACGCTCGACCCCAACCGCACCGATGGCGGCACGCCGCCGGTTCTGCTGGGCGTAGGCGAAAACATCCAGCAGGCCATGCTGCTCTTAATCGCCCAGTGGTACCGCAACCGCGAGCTGATGGTCTCGGGCCGGCTGGCCGAACCGCCCTTCGCCTATGCCGCGTTGCTATCCGGCGTGCGCGATTATCCGGGGGTGTACTGATGCCCGAAGAAATCGAATTGACCGCCGGGCTGCTGGATCAGCGTGTCGACTTGTTGGCGCCGCTCTATAACGACCCCGACGACGACGAAATCACCGGTTGGCAGCTGGTCGACACGGTGTGGGCCTCGGTCAAGCCCAATTACGCGCTCGAACAGAACGAAAGCGGCCGCACTATCGCTGTCGTGGCCGGCCCCATCGTCATCCGCTACCGCAGCGATATCGATCACCGCTGGCGCATTCAGCGCGGCACCCATACCTACGAAATCGAGGGCATTGTGAACGTCGCCTCGCGCGGCGCGCAGCTTCAACTGACTTGCAAGGAGGTTTTATGACCAATATTAAGGCGCTCACGCGCTGCACATCCAAGAACCTGATGCCGGGCATGATTCCGCCCGACGGCGGCGTGCCCGCCGACATGCTCAGCGTCGTGCTGCAAGTTCAGCAGCCTAGCCCCGCGACCGGGTTATCGGGCAGCATCACACTCACCTATTCGCTCGCCGACGATCAGCTTCAGCTGGGCAATTACTACGAGATGACGCTGGTCGATAGCGCCCCGCCGCCCGCCAAAAAGACATGACCTATTCGACCGCGACCAAAGCCTTCAAGTGGGAAGGCGTGCCGGAAATGAAGAAGCTGTTTTTCGAGATGGCCGCCATGCTGGGCCCCGACGGCATGGGCACGGCGCGCGCGCAGTTGAAAGACGCGCTTATGAAGCCCGCCATGACTTTGCGCGATGAAGCCCGCGACCTGGCGCCCATCTATGAGGGCAAATTGCCCAAGGGCCAGCCGCCCGCCGGCACGCTCAAAGAGGCCATCTATGCGTCGCGCGGACCCGACGACCGCCCCGGTGTTATCGCGGCGGTTGATTTTCATAAAGCACCCTATGCCGGCTTTGTCGAGCGCGGCACGTCCAAGATGACCGCGCGGCCGTACTTCCGCCCCGCGGTGCTTTCTACGCGCCCGCTGGTGGCGAACATGATCGCCGATGACCTGAAAAGACTGATCGAGGAAAAAGCCCAGCAGCTCGCCTATTATCCGCCCGAATGACCATCTTCGAGCAAACGCTGCGATCCATTCTCATCGCCGCGAATCTCGTATCCGACCGCGTCTTCCTGATCCGCGCGCCGCAAGTGCCACAAGCCAAGATGGTCTATCCGTTCATCGTGTTTTTCCATATCGCGCCGACGCCCTATTACGCGCACGATGGCCCGCTGACGCTGCTCGAACGCGAGTATCAGGTATCGCTGTTCGACCTGAGCCAGTCCAAGGCGCTGGCGATGGCCGACACGCTACGCCAATATCTCGAAACCCAGCGCGGCGATTATGCCGGCGCGGCCATTTACAGCGTGTTTTACAGAACTCAGACGCACGCCTACGAAACCGATACCAAGCTCTTTCAAATCGTCCAAGAGTATCGAATCCAGTTTTCGATGCAGCCGGGCGGAACCTTTAGCCAACCCGCAGTATTGACCCGCAGTATTGTCAGGAGATAAACCGCTATGCCCGAAGTAACGCCCTATGCCGCGATACCCGCGCCATCCGGCATCGCCGCCTATGGAACGCAGATCCAGGTGCTCACCAGTGCCCCTGGGGTGACGCCCGAAACCTATGCCTCGATTGCCGGTGTCGGCGACATTACGGGACCGGCCACGCAGGTGGCCGAGGTCGAAACTACCAGCCATTCGACCGGCAGCCCGCATAAAACCTTCATCCCGTCGCTGATCGACGACGGCAATCTGTCTTTCAAGATGTACTGGCATCCGTCCGATCCGACGCAATCGCCGACGTCGCCCTACGGTCTGCAATATCTATTTCAGAACCGCATCGTTACGAAATTCCGCATCATCAACACGGATGCGAATCATCAGACGCGCATCGGCTACGGCTTCGTTAAGCAACTGAACGAAAGCTATCCGGTCGCGGGATTATGCGAAATCGCTACTGTGATCCGCGTTTCGGGTCCATTCCAGGTAGTGACGTCCGCTATTTTGCTCACTCCGACGAGCGTGACGGGTGTGCTGGCGGCGGGAGGTCCGGCTACCTATACGGTCGCGGCGGGAGGTTCGGTTACTCCGTGGAACGCGACTCCGGACGTCCCGTGGATTACGGTCACGGCTCCGACTCTGCCCGCGACGGGCGACAACACGGTCAACTACACGGTCGCGGTGAATGCGGTGGGCAACCCTGCGCGCACGGGTCATATCAACATGCCCGAACTGGGGCTCGTGTTCACGGTTAGTCAGGTGGCCGGATAAACGCGCTATGCAATTCACGAAACCGGAACGCGGACAGCCGATCCTTGTTACTCTCGGCGACAAGGTTCTCGAGATCCGCTTTACGCTCGAAGTCCTGAGAGAGCTAAACCGCGAGCACGGCATCTCGGTTTTCAAGGGCCAGAACCCCATCGCGCAGGTCATGGAAGACCCGGACAAGCTCATCACCGCGCTGTATCACGGGTTGAAGACCAAGCAGCCCGATATCACCGAGCAGTGGGTGGCGGAAAACGTCGACGCTTCGATGTTTCCCGATTTCCTGCCGTATCTGGTGTACGCGATGCTCGGACGCTGGCCCAAGGAAGCGGTCGCGCGGCTGACCGATGAGGACGAGGCGTCAGACGCCCCAAACCCTACGCTGGCTCCGACGTGGGAACCGACTGGCTCACTGTCTGGAGCATCGGACGCTACGATTTCGGTCTTAGCGAACGCGAAATCTGGGCGCTGACGCTCGAGGAGTTCGGCGCATTGATCGAGCGGTATCTGGCGGCGCGGGATTTCCAGGAGCGCATCGCGGCGGCGGCTCCGTGGGCTATCTTCAACGTCCATCGCGGACCCAACACACCGTTTCTGCCGCTGAGTCAATTCCTGCTGCCGTCGACGGCGCTCCGTTTGCAACCGGCTCCGGCGCGAGCGGCTCCCGCCGGCGAACCGGTTCCGGTTCCCGGCCAGCCGCTCCCGCCGGGATGGTGGATGGGCAAATACGGTCCCGTGCGCGAAGCTCCTATGGGCGCGCGCCCGCCTTCGTCGCGTCCTCCCGGCGTGGCAGACGACCTGATTGCCCGCATCGACGCGTATTCGACGCGCGTCAACGCGCGCAGGGTGAACTGATATGGCGGACGCGGGCGAATTAAAAGCGGTCATCAGCGCGGAAACCAGCCAGTTCATTTCCGCAATGAACGACGTGGTGAACGCCGCGCAGACGGCGGGCGACCAGTCCACAGCGAGTTTTCAATCCACCAGCGACGGCCTCGACCGCATGGGCCGCAGCGCGGCCGACGCGGGCGGCGCAATGGAGGGCTTCGGGCAGTCGCTGGATATGGCAGCTCAGTTCGCCGGCTTCAATGTCGGCATGGAGCAAGCCATCGAGCTGCTGAAAGAACTGGCGACAGAAGCCATCACCGCTTACGAGAATTTAGAAAAAGTCTCGGTGGGCATGACTTCGCTGACCGGTAGTACTACCGCGACTGCGGCTGTTTTGGAAGACCTTAAAACGCTGGCCGGAGGCACCATATTCTCATTTCCAGAACTGGCGCAGGCAGCGCAAAAGATGGCCGCGCTGGGCATCGCCGCTGAAGATATCCCGCGCACGCTCCAGGCGGTTGCTTATGCCGCCGAAAACCTGAATGAGCCGCTGGAAAGCGTCGCATCGCTGTTCGACCGGGTTTACACCGGCGGCAATCTCATGACGCGCTCGCTCGGCACGTTGGGCCTGACGTGGCAGGATCTGGCCGCCGCCATGGGCGTTACTGCTGACAACGCCAAACAAACGCTGGCGGATTTCAATTCGCTCGCGGATGGCATGGACAAAGTCAATATTCTGACCGAAGCCATGAATACGAAATTTGGCGACTCTGCCCGAGCCATGCAGGATACGCTGGCGGTCGCGATCAATTCGCTCAAGGTCGAATGGGATTCGCTGCTCGAGGATTTCGGCAAGGAGATTGCGCCAGATCTTAAAAACGTGCTGGCCGATCTGAAAGACATTCTGCCAGTGCTGGCCGAGGTCGCGGCTAAGGCGGTCGAATTCGCCGCTATCAGCTTCGATACCGCGCTGAAGTCGCTGTCCGACATCAAGGCGATTTTCGGCGATCTTAAAATCCTGCTGCCGGATGTAGATTTGCATCTAGGGCAGATCGCCGGATGGCTTGAAAAAATTACGGGCTGGAAGATCGACGCCAGCAGCATGCTGGGCTGGCTCGCGAGCCATACGCTATTCGGCGCGATTGCCGATCTGCCGCCAGCGATCAATGACGTCAGAACGGCGCTGGATAATCTTACCGGCGTCGAAGCGCCCACCGTCATGGGTGCGCTCGATTTCGGGCAGGTGCGCGACTCGGCTAACGAAACTGCCAAGACTATCAACGGGCCGCTTACCGAAGCGGTTCAAAAGTTCACCGTCTCGACCATTGCGCAATTGAAAGAAATGGGCGTCGTCGGCGCGCAGGCCGATCCGTTTAAATCGCTGAACGATAGCGCACAGAAAACTTTTGACGCCTTCTTGCGCGGCTTTCAGGGCATCGACGACGAATGGAATAAAGCGGCGGCGGGCATGGACCCCGGCAAGCTGATAGAGGAACTCCAAAAGCTCAAAGCGCAGTATGAACAGAATAGCGCGACAGCGGAGCTGGGCTATACCCAGGTCACCGACGCCATTAAGACGCTGGACGATTGGTTCCTGAATCATCTCGACCCCGATCAGAGCCGCGTTAATCAGGATATCCAGAACGCAAATGAAAAGACTCTCGCCAGTTTTACGGCGCTGTTCACCAAAATCACTACGGAAATGGCAAAAGCGCCGCTCGATCCGCTAGTAGGCGCGATGAAGCAATTGGGCATCGAAAGCGACAATACCAAGGGCAAAATCACGGCGGACATGGATGCCGTCAATACGCTGCTGCATAACCAGAGCATCCCCAATATGCAAGATCTGGATCAAGCCTGGATCAAGCTGACGACCGATGCGCACAAGTACGCGAACGATCCCGCGATTCTGCCGAAAATTATCCAATCGGAGAAGGACATCGTACAGGCGCTGACGGATCAGGGCGCGCCACTGGGTGAAATCTACTCCAAAAACGCGGAGATTCTGACGCAGGAAATCAATCTCGCGACGACGCGCGGCGATAACGCGAGCGCATACATGATTGCGCTCGAAAACCTGCGCATCAAACAGCAGGCGCTCATCGATCAGAGCCAATTGCAAGGCCAGCTCTATACGGACTTGATGACGGATTTTCAGAACGCTTTCGGCAGTATTAGCAAGGGCATCGCGGATAACATCGTCGACATGAAGGACTGGGGCGACCTGTTCAGCGGCATTCTGAAAAATCTAGCCAAGCAGATCCTGGAAGACCTTGTCGGAACGGCGTTTAAGGCATTGGAGGATGCGATTCTCAAAAATACCGGCATCCTGCAAGGATTGGCGGGCGGGCTCTCGAAGTTATTCGGCGGCATCGGCGGCGGAGGCGGGGGCGGTGTCGCGGGCGGAGAGGTTCCCGGTATAGGCGGCGATCTTATCAGTAAGACACTCGGCATCGGCGGCGAGGCAGGGGGAGCTGCGGGTAGCGCAGCGGGCGGCGTTTCGGGTGCTCTTGGCAGTACTTTAAGCAGTGTTATGGGCGTGGTGGGCGGCGTCGGCGCGGCAGTGGGCGCGGTTTCGGGCA